TTGTTGGTTTTGTCTATACCCTCATGGGGTTTGACAGAGGATGGTGGGTATCATAGTAGAGATAAATGCGTCCGTAAACAAGGTGGTCAGGAAACCTTTGAGTGGATTTGTGTTCGTGGAAAAGTCATATATGTAGCGCAGTCAGATAATATTAAGAACTGCTATACTTGTTTTTTAAAGAAGTTTAGTGATTGGACTTGGGAGCAAGAAATAAGAAAGGGTATGAGAGAAGACCCTAAATACATAACCTGCCGTAGATACAAAAGAAGAAAAGCAAAAAATGGTCAAGAGGTTTGTTTATACAAAGGGGCTAATGATACTTATAGTTTAGTTGTTGAAGGTCAATGTCCTATAGAGTATCAATGTAAGTACGAGCCAGGCGGAAAAGAGCCAAACATAGATAGCGTGGTAGATTCATTAAATGATAGCTTTAAATAAAGAGTTACTGTATAATCTAAAAAAAGTTATCGATAACTTTTAGGGAGATATAATGGCTGTAGTAACACCAGACCTACCAGAGATATTTGAAGAGGCTTTTGAAAGAGCAGGTCTTGAAATGCGTTCTGGATATGATCTGAAGACAGCTAGAAGAAGTCTAAATATACTAACATTAGAGTGGCAGAATAGAGGTATAAACCTATTCACTATAGAGTCTGGTACATTATCGCTTTCAGCAGGAACAGCTACCTATACAATGCCCTCTGATACCATAGACTTGATAGAACATACTATTAGAACAGGTTCAGGAACATCACAGCTAGACACAAACGTAACAAGAATAAGTGTGTCTACATATGCACAAAAATCTAATAAAAACACTCAAGCAAAACCAAATCAAATATTTGTGCAGAGATTAGCAGGATCAACAACAGTTACATTACATCCAGTGCCAGATACAACATACACGTTGGCATACTTTAGATTAAAAGGAATAGATAGCATATCGTCTGGCATAACAGGAACAACAACAAACTTTGTACCACCTAGATTTGTTCCATGCTTAGTATCAGGTTTGGCATATTACATAGCCATGAAAAGACCAGAGGTAGCAGGTAGAGTGCAAGCACTAAAGCAAGAATACGAGTTTCAATTTGAACTAGCGGCAGGTGAGGACGCAGAAACAGCTTCTATTAAGTTTGTTCCTCACAATACATTTTTTGTAGGTTAATATGGGTAAAGCAACAGGAAAGTACGCATTCGGAATATGCGATAGAACTGGATTCAGATATCCTATAAACGAACTAGTGTATGAGTTTGATAACGGGAAAAGAACTGGTCTTCGTGTAGGCAGAGACGTAGCTGACAGAGATCACCCACAAAATTTCATCGGTAGAGTAAAAACAGATGATCCACAATCATTAAGAGATGCTAGACCAGACAGAACAGAGCCTTTTTTATTACAAGTAGGTGTGGCTCGTTTTGATGACTTTGATGCAAAGATAGACCCAATATTTGCACAGGTTGGTACGGTATCGATAACAAC